GGCGTTGGTCAGAATTATAATCTGGATGAGCCAGCTCCTAGTGGAGATGAGTTTGTTCCATCGGCTACAGGGTTTGCTCAACAGAATGCTGAAACACCAAAACAAAGAGACTTTCTTGATAATGTTATTGCCGCTGGGCAACAACACCCACTCGCAACTGGTGCGACACTTGGTGTAGCCAAGGGATTAGCCGAGAAGGCAATCTTTAATCCTAGCCTACCGTCTAGTAAAGAGTCGCTAATGGCTGATGAGCGCCTAGCTCGTGCAAAAGCACAAGAAGGCATTATCCGTGGTCGCATGGGTATGAATGAGGGCGTGTCGCACTTTGTAGACCAACCACTAGAAAGCCGATTTGCATCACAGCTACCTGAAGCAGAGAGACAAGCCGCTGCCGCTGAAGAAGCGCTTAGGGCGTCTGGGGCTAAGGTTCAGGGTGCGTCTGGTGCGTCTAACTGGATGAGGACTATGGCTGGTCAACAGCATCAATTGCCAGAGAACATACTATCCTCAGCTACCGACATGACCAAGGCTAGTCCTACTGGCGGACAGAGACTAATTAACGAAGACTTGCTCAATCTTAAAAAGATAAAGGGCATGGGCGCTGGCAACTACTCTCTCGTTGGAGAGGGAGCTGGACAGCTTATGCTTCCGCCGAGTGTTGCTACAGAACGTGGGGCAACATTAGCTGAGCAAGCTAAGGCGGCTCAGGCTCCGTTGTATAATGAGGTGAAAACAACAACGAGTAGGCTAGCTACCGCAAGGGAGGATGCCGCTAACGCTTCTGCCCTAGCGAAAGCCAAGGAAAGAACAGCGCTTGCGCAGGACACAGCAAATCGCGCTCTCAAGGAACACCCACCATCTGGGACGCTAAAGAACTTTGGTCTCAAGGTAGCTAAGTCACCAGTGCTATGGAACGCACTCAGTGGTGCTGGTACAGCATTGTCGGCTGAAGAGGCTTGGGACAGATACCAACGTGGTGACTACGGTGGTGCAGTATTGAACACACTAGCTGCTGTATTTGGTGGGATGTCAATGATACCGCCTGCTGGCCCTTTAGGGATGGCGATTAAAGGTGTTGGTACAGTTGGTGGTTTGGGTCTAGCCATACCTACGATAGCGTATGACTATTACAACCCAAAGACTCCACAGAAGAAAGCCCGTGGAGGGTTAGTCCGCAACTCTCGCTAGGACGTAGGCTTCGATGTTCCTAGCGAACTGAACTAGGTCTACATCTACAGCCAGAACTGCGTCTGGGCGTGGTCTGTCACTATAAAAAAATATCTGTGTAATCTCTTCTTCGGTTAGCACGTTGTATCCTCCAGTTTGTTTTTGAGTTGCCAATACTGCAACAGCGCCATAAACATCTTCCACCCACGTATCAGGTCGTCGTGTTCCCACTCCTTTACCACAACTAACCCCGGTACATTACGGCTGACGAATACATTGGCACACCTAGCCTCTGGTATACCTAGCCCAACCCTATAGGCGGCTAACTGCATTAGATGTTCGTCGTAGCCCTCGACCTTGTCTGGGTCAGTGAACTCTTTCGTCTTAATGTCAATTACGATGCCGTAGTCTTTGGTTGAGTGCATATCGCACTTTCCACCAAACTTTAGGTCTGTATGAGCGAACGACCTCTCACATATCCATTTATGACCGCTGTAATGAGCCTCTACTGCGTTAACTGTGCCTTGGATATGCTCACGGTGCTTGACGGTTAGTTTGCCCTCGTAATGCCCCTGTATTGACTCGTGGATGCGTGTACCCTCATCTGCCGCAGAACGACCTTGTTCCTTGGAGTCTTGGATGATACGGTCAATGTAGTCCTTCTCAAGCTCGTCCGTCCGCTTGGGTAGGGTAAGCGCCGCCATAAGTACCTGTTGCTGTAGCCAGTTAATTAGGGCTGGCTTAGCCGACACCCCCAATATTGTAGTCACACTAGGAACTAGGTTCATTGTCCTAGCGTCCCTCAGCGTGGTATTACGTGGCGAGCCATCCTTCTTAGATGGAACGGTGTACTGGGGTGCGCCGTCCATGGTGTACCAATGTGTGGACTCTTGAACGTGTGTGTTTTTTGCAATTAGTGACATTGGTTATCCTTTAGCAATCCCATGCTCTCAGGGACTTATTTATACGACTGTTGGGGTCATTAGCTGTCTTAGCGCTTGTCAGTTTCTTTTTCATGCCAGACATACGGGCACAGAATGACTTCTTCCTAGGCCCACCTTCTGGCTGTGGAGCTTTAAGCCCCGGCTTGTCTGGGTTAGCCTTGTTGTAAGAGGCTCTGCCCTTAGCGTTTAAGCCACCAGATTCAGCCTTGCCTTCTTTGCGAGTCCATGCTTCAGTCTTTTTCATTTCTTACTCCTTAGATTTACCAAAGATGCCATAAAACACATTTGATATGCTACTCTTTTTCTGGGTAAGCAGACGTCGTTCTTTTAGTTCATTAGCGCCTTCAAGCACGGTTACCTCATACTCTTTCTGTAGCAATACAATCCATGCCTTGAGTATGTCAGCCCTCAGTAGCACTCCATTCTTACGCCACCTAGGCAAGTTGCCAATATCGCCCTTCCCAATAACAAAGTTAGCCTTCAGAGTTATTTTAGAACTGAATTTTTTAGTCATCTTTATCCCCTATCTGCGTATTCATACCAACGAACAATGAAGTTCTTTAAGTCATCGAAGCACTTTCCTCCGTGCTTTAATTCACCTCGCTTGTTAATCCAATCAAATCCAAAAACCACCGTATCGTCATCCGTGTGCCCGTGAATGACGACAACAACAAACTGTGATTGTTTTGCTAGGGCTTGCAACAACAGCACCTGCCCCTGACTCATGCTCTCCCCTTCCCTCTTCCACTCGCCGACTAGAAATTTGCCTTTACGCTCAATTATCATGTCTATGTCACATGGCAGAATCTTAGGGTTGGATTTAATCATCCCCCGAAACTCGTTGAAGTCTATGTGGGGCGCACGAGAATTCCTCATTAACCTCATTTTGAGGTGGCTGTGGTTGCCGTAAATATACTGCTATCCAGTATGGTTGGGGGTGGAGGTTGGTTGCCAACCTGAGTTGGTGTTATGGATGTCGCCACTACATTGCCAAATGGATTGCTGTAAACAGTCATGGTGCCAACCGTCGTAGTGCTACCCAATGCGTTTCCCATAGTGCCGTAGAGGTATGTATCGCTGTATGCGCTACCACATACAAACAAGCCAATAATCACATAAATTATTTTCATAATATTCTCCAATTAAAACGGCAAGTTATCTTCAAACTCATCAAATGGTGAGCTAGGATTAATCACTGGGGCGCTAGTTGGTTGCTTAACTGGAGCTGACTTAGCTTGCCACTCTGGAGACAGCGCTATCTTTTTCCTAGTAAATTCAGAGAATGACTCGTACATCTCCATGTCTGGCTCTTGAATCCAGAATATCTGGGTTTTATTAATTCCCTCTGGAAGTCCAGCTTGTTTGATGATGCTAGGAACTGGGTTGATGGATACTATGTTGGTGTACTCTTTGCCATCCTTAGTGCTAGTAGCCGCTGTAATCATAGCCCACACACCTATCACGTTAGATAGTTCAAAGCCAAGCTCCTCTGCCCTAGTGAAATCTTTACCTCTCCATGAACACAAATCAAGTCTAAGATTTGACTTCTCGGACAGGATGTTTGAGTAGGTCTTGGACATAGACATTGGCTTGCCTGCACTTGTTAGTATTGGCTGACCAGCATCGTCCTCACCGTGAATCTCAAATTGCAACATCACTTGAGGTATCTTTTTTTTATTTCCTTGCCACTCTTTTTCTTGTGTACCTAAATCAATAATCCTATAACACCTAGCCAGATGCATACCTACTGGCACTGGTACAAAACTACATGACGACCCGCTTGATTTTGTTGTGAATCCCATTTGAATCTCCTTTATGTAAAACTCCCATACCACACTCGTACCTAATGGTTTCCCAGTCGGCTTTACTAGCAACGCCTGCCTCAGCCCTAGTCATGGCTTCTTCAAGAATCTGCATTCTTTCCATATGTAATTGATGCATCAGAATGTCTGAATCAATTCCAAAATCATTTCCATCAACGTCGCTATTGTTCAATTTTCATCTCCTGTCTAATGCGTTCAAAGGTCTTTGATATATCCGTGTTGACTGAGTTCGTTGGGGTGTACTTATTATCTAGTACCCACTTACCCCTAGCCCTCAACCACTCCAGACTCTCTTGCCGTTTTTGCTTGTTGTACTTAGTCATATACACTACCTCCCATTCCACTTTGGATTGTTACCTTGGCTGGCTTTCTAAGTTCTGGTGACTTGTAGCCATATTTTTTGGCTAGTAAATCTCCAGCATGGATGACACGCGCACCTGCAATCGTGGGCTTAACCACGACACGCTCTATATCCTCATCAGTCCGTACACGATACGTACCAATGCGAGATATTTGGCTACCCGTCAATACCAAAGCAATTGACGGCTTTAATCTATGTAAAATATTATTCATCTGATTTATGGATAACGAGAATTTCTCCATCATTTGCTGTTTGGTGCAGCCCTCGTTGTTGCTAATGTAATCCAGTACCAAATCTTTATTTGTAGCGGTTTGTAGCTTTCTATTGGTTTTCATTTTATCTCCACAGTAAACTAATTGTCAATGTAGCAGATGTAATTTAAAATTACAACCCCCTTGCAAACTATTTTTATTAGTGTAATATGCAAATAGATTCACAACTACGGAGATTTAAAATGACACTCGAAAAGTTCTTTGAAGGAAAGCCGCGAGGCTCTAAATTGTTAATGGCTAAATCGTTGGGTATATCCAAAACTTGGCTCTCACTTGTCATTAGTAGCCGCAAGCAAGCAAGCCCTGAGTTATGCGTTGAAATCGAGCGCTATACCCGTGGTGCCGTGAGTCGTAGGAATCTACGACCTGACGTATTTGGAGATATAAGAAAATGATATGGTACAAATTCCACGTTGGTGATTACGTCAATAAGACATCCCACATCTCAGATGCCGAAGACCTTACATACAGACGTATGCTTGACCTGTACTATATTAGCGAGAAGCCACTTTCGTTAAATATCGAAACAGTTGCTATACAAGTCCAAATGGACGTTGATACGGTTGAGTCGGTAATAGATGAGTTCTTTGTTCGTGCGGACGATGGATACCACAACTATAACTGTGATAACGCTATAGCAAAGTACACCGCACAGGTTGCTAACAATATAGAGCTAGGTCTAAAAGCTAGGGGCAAACCAAAGCCACACAAGAATCCAAAACTAGCGGCAGTTCTAAGGGCACCAAGATTGAAGATAAAACTGAAGGCACAAGCGAGGGGTTAAGCATGAATTACTATTTTCACAATATCGGTGATTATCGTAGAGACACTACCCACCTGTCTTTGCTAGAGCATGGATTATATCGTCAGTTATTAGATACTTACTATCTTGACGAACAACCCATTTGCGCTAATCATACGAAACTGATACGTTCGTATAACGTCCGTACAGAGGATGAGCAACAAGCACTAATAAATGTGTTGAATGACTTCTTTTTGTTGACAGAAAATGGCTACATACATACACGATGTGACAGTGAGATACTAAAATTTCACCAAAAAAGTGATAAAGCTAGGTCATCGGTAGCAGTCCGTTGGGCTAATAAAACCAAGGGTACTGATACGAACGTAATACGAAAGCAATACAAACGTAATACGAAGGCATTACTAGAAACATACGAAGGCAATACTAACCAAGAACCAATAACCAATATAAAACCCCCTATACCCCCTTCGTCGAAATTCGACGAGTTCTGGAATTTGTGGCCTCAGTCGAAACGCAAGGTCGGCAAGGTTGCGTGTTTGAAAAAGTGGAAGTCGTCTGGTCTGGATGCGATAGCGCCTAAGATTTTATCTAGCGTACAAGCTCTCAAGACCAGTGAACAGTGGGTTACAGGGTTTGAGCCATCACCGATGACGTACATAAATCAACAACGGTGGGAGGATGAAACGGTAGTTTCGTTTGGTCAAGGCAGGAGAATTCTGTGACCTCTCAGAACGCTCAGGAATCAACTTTGATTATGACTAGGCTACCTATACATATAACAGCACCAGTTCGTCTACTGACGAGCATCCTAGTGAGTTCTAGAGGCATATTATGACACCAGTCGAACAGTTATTATCAAGATTAGACAAAGTTAAGGGTAAAAGGGGAGCTTGGACAGCATCTTGTCCAGCGCATAAAGATAAATCACCTTCACTGGCAATTCGTGAGACGCAAGACGGTACAGTGTTATTGAAATGCTTTGCTGGTTGTACCGCGTCAGAAGTTGTTAATGCTGTGGGTATGGACTTGGCTGACCTATTCCCACCACGGGACGAAGAGCATCACCACAAACCAACTAAGCCAGCATTCTACGCTACGGACTTGCTACGCATTTTATCTTTTGAGGCGTTGTTGTTGGCTGTTGCGGCTAGTGACATAGCTAACAGTAAAGAGCTTACCCATGCCGATACACAAAGGATTAAATTAGCTGGGGAACGAATTCAGGAGGTAACACATTATGCAAATATCTAACATCGAGCAGAAGTCTAGGGCACTAGACGAGATGCGTAGTGTACGCATTATCCGTGACGGTGACGTTGACTTCAACAAATACATCACGGCAGAAAGCCATGCTGAGCAAGTTAAGCCAGCAAGTCATTGGCTCAAGGAAATACTTGACGAGTTCAAGAGTCCACCCAAGGAAACATTTCAGACCATGCCGTGGGAGAAGACCAAGTCCACATTCCAGTTTCGCCCCGGTGAGGTTACCCTGTACGCTGGTAGCAACGGAGGCGGCAAGAGCTTAATCACTGGGCAGATTGCGCTAGGTCTAATGAAGCAACGCCAGAAGATATGCATCGCCTCATTCGAGATGAAGCCCAAGCGCACACTGGGTCGGATGCTTAGGCAGTTCTGTGGTCAAAACTTTGAGGAGCCACACATGATGTCCAAGGTCTCGTTCATTGAGAAGATTATCGGGCGTTTTGAGTCATTCGCTGATAACAAGATTTGGCTGTATGACCAACAGGGAACGGTGAACACCAAGCAAGTCATTGCTGTGGCTAGGTACTGCGCCGTGGAGTTGGGCATAGGTCATATCTTTATTGACAGCCTGATGAAGTGCGTGTCTGCCGAGGATGACTACAACGCACAGAAGTATTTCGTAGATGAGTTGACTGCTCTGGCTCGTGACCACAACGTACACATCCACCTAATACACCACATACGCAAGTTATCTAGTGATGAGGTCACGCCTAACAAGAATGACATCAAGGGCTCTGGCTCTATCTCCGACCAAGTGGACAACGTGTTGCTGATGTGGCGCAACAAAAAGAAAGAACATCAATTGCAGACTGGTGGCGCAGTAGATTACCTAACACCAGATGCATACCTAATGTGCGAGAAGCAACGCAATGGAGAGGCTGAGGAGTGGTACTCACTTTGGTACCAGAGGGAGTCTCAGCAGTTCGTCGATGCACACGACGCAACAACAATGGCATTCGACCATGGCGGAAGTTTTTAAAGAGGGTGAAGGGGATGATGCGTTCCGACACCAATGTCTG